GGCGTTTATCAGGGGAATTTCTGGATGGTAAAGACAGTCCTGCTGCTTGTTGCGTCGTTTTACTTCTTCCATCCATCGTGGTACGCAAATATCCCCGAATTTAACGGATCAAGCGCACAAGAAGAAACTATTTTTCACATAAAGCACTATAACCAATTCAATAAACCGCACTCTTTCTATACCGCCGGACACGGGCTATTCTTCCAGATAAATTCACTTTTCTACAAGATAATTAAAGACGAAATCCCATTTAAAGAGGATTTATCTATCTATTTCAGCTCCAAGTTATTAGGTGCGTTTATAGCCCTTATAAGCGTTATTTTATTTTATGAGGTTTCTTCTGTATTCAGCGCTTTCCTGTTCGTCCTGAACCCTATATTTGCAACATTCAGCCAAGTGCCGTTATATCATTTCTTCACCATGTTTCTAATACTGCTAACGTGGTGGAGTTATAAACAGAGAAAGTCATTTTTACTTGGATTTTCACTTATGACTACGGCTCTTGTGTCGTTTTCCAGTCTGATGTTCCTGCCTATCATTGGGTATTTTATCTATCAAAACAGGAACGAATTTAGATGGAAACTAGTGTCTCTTGGGTTTCTATTAGCGATTATTCCTCAATGGTATTACGTCGTTCATCCTCAATGGTATCTGGAATGGATTTATTATGCTCTTTTCAACTCCGCTCCATCTCCGTTTATTGTTGGTGAGAAAAGACTGATTATATTCCTGCCGTTTATCTGTTACTTTATTGGAGGTTTGTTTAATGTACTCACAAGAGAAAAAGATTAAAGTCATATCTTATCTTGCGTTCGTTTCTATCCTGTTAAGTTCAATGCTGCTAACCAAGCATGCGTTACCAGCTAAAACGAGGCAGAACAAATTACAAAGCGCCATTGATTATATTGGTAATGGTAAAGTGGTCGTTTTAACAATGGAAATTGACAGAAAGTTGCTCCCTTTAACCTGGGATGTGTACTCATTCGATACTATAGATATTCAAACATCTAATATCGAACGGTTAAAACGAATAAACTTTGATTTTATGATTATAAAAAATCTGCATCGTAAATACGATGATGAACGAAAGTTAATATATAAAGTGAGTCTATCAAACTATATAAGTGAAGCTATGGACGTTGAACTTATGGCAGAATTCGGAGATGATAAACCGTTCTCCGATAGCGATACCTATACCATAGTTCGCCATAAACGATATGTCGCAGAAAGGAAGAAGGTGACAGAGGTTATAGGTTCCAAATCAAGCGATTATTCGGAAAGCGGTAAATTCACCTTGGATGAAGAAGCTGCTTATTTGTACGCCATTGGTGTTAAGAAATGGATGCCTACGGAGTCCTATAGTTTAAGATTCTCTAAATATGGGAAAACAATAAATTTAAAGAGTGTTTTATCTATTGGAATAGATAAATATCTTAGTCATATATCTAAACTTCAATATAAATACCCTGGTATGCAGATAATTCCTGGCGTGGAAATTATGGATGGTTCCTATTGGACTGGCTCTCTTTTTAAGTTTAACCTAATTCTACATGGAGGAACTAAGTCCTATTGGGAGATATTGCCTAAAAACAGGGTTATGGTTAAAGTTCGTGACGTTTACTGCGGAGAAAACAATACCAGTAAAGTAAAGCACCAATTTGCCTATTTTGAGCAAAGCTCTAACTGTTACGAATATGGGAAGAAAGGGTGGACTTCAAGATTGGATGAGATACAATGAGAAAAGAAGAAATATTTTCATTGGGGATAATAGTCGGAGGATTGCTTGGAATTATTGCGATGTCTAAACACCTCCCCATTGTCTAGACCAGTTTTTGAGTGAAATAAGATATAGCCGCCGTAGTCATTTCTCTTTCCTTTTTTGCTTCTTTTTTCCTTTCTTACAGTAAATAACTACTGCATTAATTTAACAAGCTGTTTGGCTATTGTTTTTGCTACATACTTGTTCTGCCAATATGCCAGATGGCTAATAAGCCCACCTGTCACCCTTAATTTCTGCAGCCAGTTCTTGGGATTGAAATAGTTTATAGGAACCTCGTAGTCCTTAACAAAAACAGCAATATCTTTATTTGGATGTACCTTTTGTATCTTGGAACTTATCCAGTCATCAGGGATATAGAAATTCCAGAAGAAGTCTATTGGATAGGGTGGCAAGGACCCATAGTTTTCATAGGGAACGCTATATAGAGCAAATGGGGACCCTATAACAAATATGCCATTAGGCTTCGTTTCTAGCTTCGTTTGAAACAAATGGTTATATAGAACCTGGGAACCAAGAGAGTGTCCTAAAAGGGCTATTTTGGCGTTTTCTAGGCCATTCAGCTTGAATTCGATAAGGTTGTCTATTTCCCTGTGCAGTTCCTCGAAAAATCCATTTCCATTCCTAGTTCTCTGGTATGCTATTAAATCACCACCTATAGTGTACTTTAACTTCCTAACTACATCTCGCGGTAGTCCTTCATCACATTGTTTAAACAGTTGATTCTGTCTATATTGAGTCTTTTTAGTCCAGTTAAGTATAACAGTGTGAAAGTTCCATTGTTCATCATCAGTCATAAATGACTTAATGTTGTTTATTAATGGATCAGCATAAGAGTCTGATATCTCTTTATCTTCCACACCATGTGATACAACTAGGATAACTGGATTCATTTTTTACCTATATAGGCCTTGTTTACAAACTCAAGCACCCGCTCATAGATGGAAGCAACCTTCCCAATGGTCGCCTTACCTTCAACTTCGCTTGTGATGATGGTTTCGTCCGCATGGTTTGCATATTGCGTGGTGATCTTGTACCTGTTTTGTACGCAGCCAGTTAAGAGTAAAACAAGCAATAGTTTCTTCATCGTTCTTTTCTCCTTAGATTTTCAAGTAGAAAAGCGTCGTAAAATGATCTGTAGTACCCATCATCCGCCACTTTCCCTTTACGGCAATACTTAATTCCATCAGATTCACCTTTATCTACCCGGTAGGCATGATAAGCACTACATCCAGTAAGAAACAAGCAAGCATATACAACATATAGTAAATATCGCATAATCACTCCTTTATATTAATAGCAACAATAAGTGGTATTACTGTTAAGACAATAACAAATACCCACATCAATCCATTGTCTTGCGGATATGTAAATTGGTTAAAAATACTATTCATTTATAGTTCCCGTCCGATCTCATATAGCCACTACCGTCCCATTTATATCCAGTATTAATAGCGTTTCTCCAAAATCGCATATGGTCCTGAACCTTTAAATATTGAGACTTGTCTTTATCTTCAATTTCAACAAATGTGTTTGTTGTGTTTTTAGTAACGTCAAAATTAATATCAATATCTTTAGGCCTAAATACCATCCATGCGTCTTTTTTATTCATAATAAACTCCTAAATTAATTTGACATGCCGCCGGAATCCAAGGAAATTTGGTTTATAGTTTATCCACTTATTTATTGGCCTTAATATAACTTTCCCGGTCTCAAAATCAGCTCCTTCCTGGTGCCCCCTAGCCTCTATAATATTCTTGTCGTCAAATACCATTCCTACATGATAGACCTTGGAAGTGTCCCCGCCCTTACCAAAGAAAGCTAAATCAGCTCGTTTAATGGTGTCCGATGGTATTGGAATAGAGAAGTTAAACTGGCTTTGGGAACCATCTGGCATTCTCAATCCGCTTATTAGGTAGCAATTTTCCACTAATTCTGAACAATCGAGAGAATCTGGGATTTTAGTTAGATCGACCCATTCTGCTCCCAAATAGTAAGGAACACCTAAACATTTTTTAGCCGTCTCGATTATCTTGTCCCTTAAGGAATTTTTTTGATCTTCTGTTAATCCGTCCATATTATTCATAAAATCACCAACCATTATTGACTGCTGTGAGATTTAATTGTAAAGTAAATTATGAAATCTAAGATTTATGGTAAACCTAAGCCATGCAGAAAATGCACTGTTGTTTTCACAGCAACAAGCCCAAGGCAGTTCTACTGCATGAATTGTGGCTCTAATTATTTTAAGGATTGGTATAGAAAAAAAGTTGGGGAAGGAAAAAGACACAAACTTTGCAAATGCGGTAAAACAATATGGGCTGGCTCTAAGCTTTGTAAATCTTGCTCCGCGGTAGTTATTAATAAGAAAAGGGCAATGTCTGGAAAACCATACGTTTCTAAGCGCGGGGCAGAACATGGGAATTACGATCTTTTTACAGAAAATAAACAAACAGGCAGAAGCAGGGCGTTGAAAATATACGGAACCTCTCCTTGCCAATTCTGCGGTTTTGAAAAAAGTCATATTCATCATATAGACTTCGATACGTTTAATAATAATCCATCTAATATCATGAGGCTTTGTAATAATTGTCATCAAGCAGAACACAGTAGGTTAAGGAAATTAGGCATAACTTACAAATCAACCATTAAGAAATAAGCTTTTTGTTCTTCGGATAACGCCCCACCATTCATTTGCAGTCCCCCGAGTGTCCATGTTCAAATTCAACCCTATAACCATCACCAGTTGTATGTTGTACTTCAATCATTTCTTGTCCTAGTAAAATATACTCTAGGCATAATCTACAAACCGGATGGAAGTTTGGATCACCTGTCTGTCTTAGGATTTCATCCGCAAACCCGTAACTCATTTAGGCGCACCACCCATTAAAGACCTCCCATGCTCTATGATCCACAATATCGCACCAGCGCCAGCACTGATGCCACCAAATATCCATCCAACAATAGTTGGTATTTTATCTATCCTTTTATTTAATGATTCAAGCTCATTTCTATGATTGTTTACTATTTCAGTATGTTTCTTAATAACTTCTTCATGTTCCTTGACCATTGGTACGGTTATCTCAATTTGCCTTTGGTGTACCTCGCTGACAGTCTTAATAGTTTGAACAATCATGCTTTCAATAGAAGACTGACGTTCTTTAATTGCCAAAACCATGTCGTATATAAGATCCATTTTGTCGTCATATTTCCTTCTATCGTCACTCACTCCCTACCTCCAATAAGCATGAGATGATCCTGCACCTGATCCGCCACCAGAAACCCCCCGCTCCTCCCGCTGCGCAGCTCCAATGTCCATGTAGGAAGTCGTTGAACTCCCAGCGATTTTGAACTGGTTTAATGCCTTTAAGTTATTACCGATGTTAAAGTTTTTACCTATGCGGATAGTGAATTTTTTATCAGCATTTGTAGATGTTCCAAAAGAACCTGTAGTAGTTACACTGAAACTTGAATGGCCAATTATTTTTGCAGTTGAAGTAGATGAATTGTTGTAATGTAGATTGATGAAATCAACATTGTCAGTTATCCCATTAGAAAACATCCCTCCACCATGCATGAATATTTGAGTTCCTCCCGTTGTGGCCGTGGAGCCTGACAACTCCGTAACATCTACAAACTGCGGGTCCAAACCCCATGCGGTTTTAGTATCAAAATAAATATTTGATAAAGGATTGGGGTTGTATACAGAATTTGTGCTAAAAGTTGAAACTATATTGAAATATGAATTTCTATAATTCACATTCTGTGCAAAAGGAATGTGCCTACTCTCAAAAGCAGAAAACGACTGACTAAAGGAATTTCCAATCATATTTATTGAACAAGAAGTTACATTCACCGTGAGCGTTGAAACCTTAAAGGCATCAAAACCAATAAAAGTATTATTGAATAAATTGACTTTAGCCGCAGGAAGCGTTGCACTTGATCCTACACCGTATCGATTATTGGCAAATATATTGTTTATAAAAGTCGCTTCACCACCGGTTCCGCTAGAAAATGCCCCCGTTGAACAATCGTGAATATAGCTGCCATAAATAACGTAATCAAAAGCGCTCGCGTTACTTAAAGATAATCCCAGCCCGTTGCTGGCGGAAATTTCTGAATTTATAATGCTCATGCCACCTGCAGATACCGAGGCACCATAAGCAAGCCTCCCAGCGTTTGTGGAGTTTTGCTCAATTTTAACATTGCTTAAGACCGTATTTATAGATGCCGTAAACAATGTTGTTGCGGTTCCAATTATTTTTATGTTTCTATAAATAATATGACTGCCTCCTGAATATGTATTTGCAGCTAAATCAATCGTAGGCGCACTCGTTGATGTACCAAACGGAGTAGCAGGGTCCTGAAATGTGCTAATACCAATAACATATGCTGGAGTCGATGCAGTTAAAAAATTACCAGCATCTCTTGCAACCGAGCTTTCTAAATAATAACCAGGATAAATAAGTAAAGTGCAGCTAGCAATTAATGTTTCTATTACTGCATCAAAAGTATTATTTTGTGTTGGAATTGACGCCGATCCACCGCTTAGTGCCCCACCTAAATTCATAGCCCCGTCAGTTACCGCACCAGTTGACGCATTATTTATTAACCCCGTTGCTGAATTTACAGTAAAATCAACGCCAGGAGTAACTTTCGTAATCTGCCACCAAGGACTACTTAAATTCATATTTGCGCCTGCCGTAAAAAATACTCCGTTCCCTTTCCAATCAGCAGCAGCCGATGTTGAAGCAATGACATTTCCGGCTCCAACCGTCGTAAGTCCACCAATAGGTATAGGAGCATCCCAAGTTGAATAATCCACTCCACCACCATCACCAATAGAATTATTCCATGAACCGCCGTTCCTGTTGGCAAGAGCCGCATTAGAGGGACTCGCGCCCCTACTCATAACTATTTTTGTTCCAGGGGAATATAGAGCAAAGACAGGAGATGTCGAAATGAAAAATAAAGAATAAATAAGTATTTTTTTCATTTAACCAAATCTCCTTGAATTCCCGCTTCTAGTTCCGCCTGTAAATCTGAAACCTCTTTTAGCTTCTCATCAATGGCATTTTCTTTCGACTTATTTTTTTCTTCTTTAATGGTTATTGGTTCTGAAATCTTCTCTTTCGGAATATCTTCAGGTTTTGTGCTAATACCTAAATTAACAAACTTCTCTTTATTTATCGGCTCTATTGGCTCGAGCGTCTTGCTGTCAACCTTCCAATCCTCCCCGTCATTTTGTATCTGAACTGACCCAATAACACAGTCTTCGGAAACGGTATTTCCATCAGGTACTATAACGTTGGTTAAAATGCAGCCATTAAACGTAGACCCATGCATCCCATCAGGGAAAATATCGGAATTTGGCTGCTCGTTATAAAAGTTAGAATTGCAGATCGTTTTACCGTTAAAGTCATATTCTGGTAATGATTTAAAGTTCCAGTTTGTAAACGGTTTATTGCTCAAAGCGGGATCGCAATCGTTTGCTTGAACACAGAAACCCATGCTAAAAGATAAAGCAAATATAATTAATAGTAGTCTCATTATCGTCGCCTCATCATCAAAGCTAGCGTGGCACGGTTTATCGTTGTCACCGAATCTACGTTAAACCTCAACGTGTCATTTGCATTTAGATTTACTGTCCAACCTGTTAAGGTGGCTGAATTTGCGTACTGCGCTGTGGTTATGGCTGGTTTAGCGGCTGCTGTTATAGTATTTGCTACAGTAGGTGGATATGATCCAATATTGGTACTCCAAACGTCAAAAGTGATTGATCCACTCTGTCCGGCTAGTATTACCCATGAAGTAATAGTAACGTCATAAGGGACAAACAAGTCTCCTGCTATACCCACGCTGATGACAGGGGTATCTATAACCAAAGTTGCAATTGCCACATCTCCCACAATTGAAGATGAAACAGTTAAAGTATTGGTTATGTTAGCTGACCCTATCGTTACGGCGTTAGTTATAGTATTGGAAGAAGCCCCCCAGGTTTGAGGTTGTTGATATGTAAAAGTCGATCTAAAACCACTGTAGTTCGTTGCCCCTTCTATCAATGGTAAAGACTGAACAGTTGTCGCCGTAATACCTGTTATTCCAGCACCATTCCCAAAGAAATAGGCCGCCGAAGCGGTTTTTACTACTAAATCACTTGTTGAAGTTATCGTCCCGTAAACAGTTGTAGAACCAATAAATATAGATGATGTAATTGTGCTTATTTGCGGAGTAAAACCAACCATCTCTGTCCCGTTGCTATTTTGCATTGATATATATGTCCTGGTGTTACTTAATGGGCTCGTTGACGCAATCAGAAGTAATGCCCCATTACTTGCCACGTTGCTTGTCCCAATGGAAACACTCTGGAAGTTTGGAAACACAGTAAAAGCAGGGTTTGTGTTTGTTAAATTTCTAAATATCTGAAACTTCTGGTTGGCATGGCCCTGAAAATCAATCAGTAATTCACCAGGGTTCGTAGCTGCTGTTTGTCCCCTAGAACATAACTCCGTATTAACAGAATCAGCACTATCGTTACCAAAATCAATACAGGCACCACCCGTTACACTTATGTTTCTAATTACTAGATGCCTATTTGCACCAGCGGCGTTATCAACAAACGAAGCTATCTCCGCACCGCCAGAATGAGTTAAGCTAGTTTGAGCCGTATTGTTTTTGTCTATATATAATCCACCATTCTTCATTGATACTAAACCAATAAATGTTGAACTTGATTGACCAATAGCCAACATCCTAGAACCGCTATCGGTACCAGTTGAATAAACAAATCCAGTTGAAGATGTCTCAATAAGCCACAATTCCCCTGTAAACGTATTAGACGAACCACTAAATGTCTGCGGTTGCCTGTAAGTAAAAGTAGACATAAACCCAGAATAGTTTGTGGCACCCTCTATTAATGGCAAGGATTGTACAGTAACAGCCGTAATTCCTGTCAATTTACTCCCGTCTCCAACAAAACCACTTGTTGACGTTACAGTTCCAAATACATTCATACTACCAACATTAATTATCCAATTATTGTTCATGTTTAGAGTTCCAGTAGCAATACTTCCAGCCAAAGACGACTGCGCCCCGCCTCCACCACCAGCCAAAGCCGCTGTTATACCACTATCAATCTTCTGGAAGTTCTCATTCAATTTGTCACCTGGATGCCTAGTTCTATCTATACTACCTGTTGTAATAAGTATCAAAGACAAGCTACCAGTAGATACTGTATCTGCATAAGAAACACCAGGAATTAATAGAAGTAGTGATAAAAGGAGTTTTTTCATTTGTTTTTTTTATTAATTAAATCTGTCAATTGTTTTGTTCCAATAGCTCCTGCTCCACGAATATCATTAGTGATACCTCTCGCACCAGCCAAGAACGCTCTTTCGGAAACATCTCCAATCAAAGACTTTCCTATATCTTTAGCGTTTCCAGCCAAAGCATTAATTAAAGAATCTCTAAATTGAATCATAGTTCCCTGTCTTGAATTTAAACCCTTAACCATAGGGACAACTTCTTCAATCCCATTTTTTAAAGAATTTGCTAACATTTTTTCCGCTTTTACTCTAATAGTTGGTGCTTCAGTTAAATATCCCTTGTCCCCTGTTTTTCTGTAAATTTCCCTTTTTATTTCATTTGCACGAGAAACAGGAATTTGTTCTGGAATTGTTTTTTCAAATTCATCAATTACATCGAGAACCTGATTTGATTCCTTTCCGCTAACGCCACTTCTTTGAAGTTTGTTCGCTAAGTTATAAAGACCATCAACAACCTTGTTCCTATCTATAGTCTTTTCTCCTTGTACATTTGAAGAAAAATCAATAATCCCAGATATCTCATCCTCCAAATCATCAGCAATCGCACTCACCTTATCTAAAACATTAGACCTTGAACCAGTCAATTCTGATTCTTTCAATAATTTAGACGCAAGTTTTTCTGAACCAGTCCCTATTTCCTTTTTTAAAATAGCTTTTTTTGTATTCAGGAATTTATTAGCTATTGTTTCTGCCAACTTTACCCTGGTTCCAGCAAACGCCGCTACCGGCATAACTTCCGTTGCAATAGCGCCTGCAAATTCAGCCGGAGTAAATGGAGCCATTTCCGTTGCTGCGCTAGCCAATGTTGCAGCACCAGCCGGAATCTCCTCTGGTAAATAAGCACTCCTTGGCCTAGTTAGACTATTTGAAATGATATTTTGAACACCCTGCTTAACTTCCTCTCCCTTTTCGGTTAGCTTCCTAGAAATAGGATTAGTAAATGGAGATGTTATCATCCCTTTCATTGCAGAAACAGTTTTTTCAGCTAAAGAAGGATCATTCTTTTCAAAATCTCCCACATCCTCAACCTCGAAGTCAGCTATACGCTTTTTCCCCATACTAATAAGCTGTTTTGCTGTATCTTGGTCAACCTCAACATGCTCTCCTCTGGGTGTAGTTGTAAAGTATTTCTTGCTCATTGGAAATCCTCTAATGTTGCCTTCCGTCTGGTTCCACCAACACTCTGTTTTTCACTACCAGGAATCACAGGTGCCTCTGCCTCTTTTAATTCTATTGGCTTAAATAGATCTTTAATGATCGGATTCAATTTGTAAGTTCCATATAGTCTTTGATTATAAGAATCAACCCTGCTTTTAGCTAAACCCTTGTAATAGTTCAACAATGTGTCTGCTGCCTTCTTGCTTGCACCTCCTCCTCCTGAAAGTTGCTGAATTAATTTTTGTTCGAACTCGCTAACCTGTCCGGGTCCAATTAAATCTAACCTCATAGGCCCGGTAATTGCTCTCGTCAGCAATTGAAACGTCTGCGCATCATCTAAATTGTCAAAATTTTCACCTGGGAAGAAATCTTGATATTGAGCAAGGATTGCTTTTGCTTGACCAACTTTACCAGTAACTCCATTCTTAATTAATCCAAGTGCTTTGTTTATACTCGAATATGATGAACTTGCTGATTTTGCAGCAGTTTCCATTTTAGGCAAATCTTCCATCATTTTGTTAAGAATAAGATTTTCTTCTTTTTGACCGGCTCCGCCAGAAATCAATGCCCTTGAATATGCCTCATGTGCCTGCAATTCCGGCTTTGACAATGTGTCGTTTAATGACCTGCCGGGTACCTGTAGATATAGTTTCTGTGCAAATGGACTTAACCCAGATGCTTTTTCTGTCTTTCCAATATTTTCAGCTTGTGCGACCTTTAGCTGTGCCGCCGCATCTCCTAAATATTCTTTTTGCGTTAAATCCCCATATTTATCCTGTCCAGATTTAATTTTACCTTGAATTTCGTATAAACCCTTTTGAGTTGTGTCCAATCTCCCGGAAATTAAATCTTGAGCAGGAATAGGCTGTTGCATAACTTGATTTGTTAACGCCTGGGTCTGTTCAGGAGATTGACCACCAGGGGCAATAAACATATAAGGGATATTTCCTCTAACTGTTCCCTCATTAGCCAATCTCAATTGTTCTGATTCCTGTTGGATTTTAGGTATTTCCGCCTCGGTCTTCCTAGCATCCAAAGCAGCTTTTTTCCTGGCGATAGAATCAGCAACAATATTATTAATAGTTCCAGAAATATTGTTTAAACTAGAAAATGTTTGATTAACTTTATCTAAGGTACGTTGTCCTTCTGGTTTACCACCACCTTCCAAATAAGCAATTTGTTGTATTAAATCTGATAGATTAGCCATAATTCCTCCTTACCTCTTTCCTGAGTAAGACATTGGTTGACCAACGGAACTAACCTGCGGACCCTTATTCAATTTACCTATGGCACCACCTAATCCAACCAAGGAACTTAACCCGCCAAAAGCCGTATTAATATAGTCCAATGTTCCAGGCTTGTTCGCATCTGCCTGCAATTGACCCAATCTTTGAGCTAAAGTCTTTTGTTCGTTGAATTGACGCTGATTTTCTGCCAAACCTTCATTGTATTGGCGGATTTGTTCAGATAACGACTGCCTCTGTAATCCTAATTGTTTATTCTGCTGTTGAGTCCCAACGTCAAATTGACGACCTTGCATGATGTTCTGCATACCTTGCTGTTCAACACCTAACTGCGAACCTATCTGGGAAGCTCTAATTCCAGCCAATGCCTGCTGTAAGGTACGCTGATTTTCACCTTCAGCCCTCTTCAATGTTTCAGTAGCCTGTGGAGTGTTTAAACGACCAGAAGAAGCCAATTCACTCAAAAGACGACCCCTGGATTGACCAAACTGTTGATTTGATTGGTCAACATATTGCCCTTCCTGCGTTTTAGCCAACTGTTCTAATAAACTGCGCTGTGTAGCCGTATTCTGTGCTTGCTGTTGCTCGAAATTTCCCCTGGAAGCATCTAGTTGAGCCTGTTGTGCCTTTTCACCGGATTCAATCAAAATAGGGTCGTTTTTGGCGATTGCATACATATCCTGATTGGATAATGTTCCTTGCAATCCCTTGGAAAGGATAGTTCTATCGCTTAGTTTCGTTCCAACGAACTGTTGAACCTCTTGTTCAGTAGGCAATTTCCCATAAGCATCATAATAAGCATCAACGAAACCAGAAGCTAAACCTTTAGCTACCCCCTGTCCAACCTCCGCAACACGGGCGTTGTTACCCATTAAACCCAATACATCTTCATATGTCCGCTGTGACTTTCTATTTACATCGGCAGTATCAATCCCACCATAAATCCTCTCTTTTAAACCAGCTCTATCATCAGCCATATACATTACCTCCGTTTAAATTCCTGATAAAATAAATTGTTTCCATACCTAATAAACAATGCTCCGTATGTATTGGAACTGTAAAACACTCCCTGTCCATCTTCAATCGTTATTGTCCCTGTCGCCACAACCACCGGAGAACTATTGACCACCTTGAACGATGTCGCATTTAACGATTTGTAAACATTCTCAAATTCGTTGGCAATCGCTGGTTCGCTATCATACCTTTGAGCTAGTTTTATTGCCCTAGCTTCTAAAACAGACGGAACCAACAACAAGCTAATAATTATCAGTCTGTTTAACATCAGGTAAATACACCACTCCAAAATGATTGATTTTCATTATCTTATCCAACTGCGAATTGCTAAATCTCCACCTAAATGAATTCCCATAATCGTTAGGATAAGGCAAATGCCTAACTAAACGCCCAGTTCCATCAATACTCAATGAATAGTCACTATAAGCACGATTGTTTATCTGCGTTCCAAGTGTAACTGTAGCGCCAGACTGTTTATCAATATCAACAAAATAACTCACCAACTGTTTATCGAAGAACGGCGAACTAAACGTCTGTTCATTTGTTTCAAATATAGACGGTATGGCTCTGCCGTTATAATTCGTCCCATAATCTAACCTGTATATGAAAGGACAAGTTGACGCTCCTCCATAAAGGATATCACCAGAACGCCAAAAAGATTTAATATCTATACCTTCAAACACCGTAAAACCATTCCTAAAATCACTGGAAATCCTTGATTTAACGTATTGTAACGAAGTCGAACCTGAAGCGGTCGTTGTTACAGATAACCAATACCGACCTCCCCATGCCACTCCAAATGGGTTTACGTCACCAGAACCGCCTTGAACATAATTTATTTCAACATTGTCTATATTTGCATTAGCACCAGTAATACTAGAAGCCCACTGAATAAAAGTATTTGTAAAAGAAGAACCCACAACTCCACCTGGAGTTATTGGAATCCAAGGATAGGTAGCAATATTTACAGGAGAAGTTGCTGCTCGATAGAAAAACGACACATTCCCTCCGTTTGGAGAATTTATTGAATTAAAATTACCCCACGCAGACATGCTTGTCGTTGTTGCTATATTAGATATAAAATTCCCACCTGAAGTAGATTGAATTATTACGTTTGCCTCCGTTGCAAAGTTTATTGAAGATATAGTTACAAATTGACCACCGGAACACCCAGGGTTTCCTGTCTTAACACCAACCTGAACAGCTAAACTACTACCAAATAATTCTTGTCCTGAAATAATAAAATTAGAGTCGCATCTCCATGAAGAAAAAGTAGTAAATGCCCCAACCGCACTCCCCGTTGATTCACATATCCCACCAGTATTTATATTCTTAAAATGAATAAATCTTGCAGATAATCCGCCATCACAATTTGTGTCGTAATTTGCTTCAACTATATATGGCGTATAAAAACTTGAACTAGATATACTTGCATGTATCATCTGTGTTGCAAAAAACACAACATATGCACCAGTAACATCTTGCTGCGCTCCACCAGACGGTGTAAATTTTGATTGCTGCGTTTCTCCTCCACTCTGAATGTTTATTGGAAACGTAGTTAAAACAGTTATAAATCCATTTGCAGTAGCTGTAGTGTTCTTGAAAAAACTATTATTCACAAAATCAGAATAAGAATCCCAGCTTAATACCTTTGAATTGCTAACATTGTTTACAAAACTTTCAACGTCCGGCCTTATGTGGTCACTTATCCTGTTAAAGTTCCTACCGTCAAATTCGTATATTCCATTCTCCGAACCATATCCAATAAGAGTATTGTCCAATTCAACTACGGAATCGTTGCTTAAATAACCGTAATCTTTAACAACTTTTACATCTGCGTAGCTAACGTCATCATCACCAAGAATAGCCGATATCCCGCGCTGCTTACCAGCATAGAGTCTGCCTTGATATACCCTAAGAAACGTAGACTGTGAACCGTCTCCCTTATCTACATCTAGGAAGAAATTTGGATTGTTCCATGCGTTTTCATTGTCTGGAGCGATTGCAATAGGAACCGTATCAGTAGTCATTATGGCTGAATAACCCAAATAGGACGAATTGGAAGGAATCCCAAAACCCCATACCCTGTTCTGCCAATAAGCTAAGTATTTAAATCTTGGTACATTAGGAGTCTTGCTGGAAAGACTATAGGTACCACCATCTAAAACAGTAGTCGTTGTCTGTGTATAGGTAAATACGGGATCATTACCATTAGAACACCAAACCTTATCATAAACCTGTATGCAACCTAGTTTAAAGAAACTATTTAAACCAGTCCTAACAGTTGAATATGTCCTGAAATCGTCCGTTACGAGAACTATGCTAGAATCAGAAACTAAGAAGTGACTTCCACCGGAAGTGTCTATATACTCAAATATCATGTTTACCTTAGTTAAAGAAGCACTAGAACCAAGGTAACTGTATCCATTAGATGTCTTTACTTCGCCATCATCTATAATGACGTTTCTTAAATATGGCGATTCGTTTGTCTTTAGTTTGTGAGCCTCGTCTCTGGTATTTAAACCACCAGAAAAATCACTATAAGTGACAATTCCAGCTCCCTTAGGAAGAACCTCTGCCCCCAATAAGGTAGGGACAACTAAAAACAACAAAGCTAATAGTTTTTTCATTTATTAAAATGCCTGATCCCATCAAAAACCCCCTGTCCATAGGGAGCGCCTAAGTTTAACTCGTCTATCCCATAATAATCACTTGTAATGAAATCACCACTCCAACCGCTATTCTCCGCCCTTTTAAATATAAACCTCGTATATCCAGTCTTGGCACTAAACGCTAAAGAAGATTTTAAATTAGTTGAATTAGAAAAAGAATGATCTATAGGTTGACCAACAACAGCATTAAATGACGTATCAACAGCCAAATTAGAACTGGCAGAGAACGATGTGTCAGAATTTGTGTTAGAACTTCTATTAAACATTAAAAGAACCTTACTCCGCTAGGATAGTTATCATTAAGTTCTGGAACATTCCCCCAACTTAAATTCATCTGTTCCTTCTCACTTGTTATAGTCAACTCTACACTCTTTATTTTTTGTAAAAATTCATTATTCTTCTGAATTGCTAACTCTGGATTCTTTAATTCTCCACCATAAGCCAGAGAAGCCATATAAAACGGTAGAATGTCATGGTAAATTAAAGGCAAATCTGGAACGTCGCTATCATTAACTAATGTGGCTGGATAATAAACATACGTCATTATCACTTTCTTACCATTCGTATCATTATTAGGTGATGGACTTAATAAGAAATGGTACCTGTCTAACAACATAAATACATCCGGTTTACCCATGTCAGAAGAAGTCCTGTTCATCCACCCAGGACGGTATGAATCCAGCTCCCTCTCGTCCATTATCTTTAACTGAAACACGTCTCCAGTTGACTGCGAACCCATCTTAACCGAAATTACAGAAATGAAGTCACTTGGTAAGTCATAGGTATCTTTAGAACTAGCTGGAGTATTAGAACCTTCAATCGTCCATTCAGCATGATCCCTGGGCCATTTCGCCAACGTAGCAGCATAACGGCATGCCTGATTAGCAAAATTATTAGCCTCACTATCAGAAATATCGGAATTGTTAGAGTCCGATTGTGATATCTGTGCCCTAAATAGCGTTCTTATTGCAGATAATGTTGCCATCTTATTTACCCTTCTTCGCTACCTCTAAACCCAATGGAGATTGAGTTAGTTTGTAAATATCGCCATTTAATTTCTCTAATTCTGAACGCTTAATGGAAATCTCCGCGCTAAGTTCCGCCAACTTCCTTGCATAGTTATCTTCCATTTCCTTGTACTTTGAACGACCCTTATCCAAAAGCGCAGCATTATCTTCCTTGGCCCTGTCGTTGGCCACCTTCAACATCTCGTTTTCTTGTTTCAGAGAATTTAATTTAGCCATTTCAGCTTCCTTATCCCAAATCATCATATTCTCTGCCATATCAATATTAGAAAGGTATGGAACCATCTCGTCATAAATACGTTTCATTTCCTTTAAATTCTTAACAAAACTCTCTCTTTGTGTTGACATATTAATTCTCCTTAATAATAATCGGGATACCTGTCCTGCAATTTCCCGTTTTCTCCGACACGAACCAAATGCTCCGACCCGTCTTTATCGAAAACCAAATGCCTGCGATTTAGTTCATCCAACCTCGCAGAACTAACCATCCCATAATTCTCCAAATACTCCATTTTCTTAACATAAAGATTATTTGCCTTACGTTCCTGCTTGTCGCTACAACTAGGACAAATTAATCCAAATGGATATTTAGAACAAGTACATTTACTCATAAATTTGTGCGGGGTTTAGTTTAACACCACCCCCCGCGAAAAGTGTTTTAACGAGAACCCTGCTGGATAGCGTAGTAATACAAACGCGACAAGTTCGCAGTTGCATCGTCAAAAGAGAACCAAGCACCCCTTTGAACGCGCAAAGGAACAGGGAACCAAAGATCACCAGCGGCAACACCGCTAGTCGAATATTGGTTATTAAAGTTTGAAGCCTTCCAAACTTTATCAGTGTTCTGTACGTTACCACCACCAGGACCATTCGTAGGAGCGAAAGTTGAATCAAAGATCGTCCATGTGCTAAATACGGAAGAAGAAGAACATCCCACTCCGTAAATAAGCCCGGGTCCTTCAAATGCCTTAAAGGCACTCGAAGAGAACTGAATCGTTGACACTTCCACACCATACGACTGAACATCAATAGCTCCGCCTGCGTGCAATTTATTGGCTACACCAAAAGCAAGCAGGCAGATAACGGGCATCAATATTTTCTTCATGTTATCCTCCTGTATTATTTGGGTGTATTAATAACTGCAATATGGTCGCCTCTAAGAACTTTTCCGCCATAGAGGTTCGCCATAAGAACGGCTTTCCCAAGGACTCCGGTAGGAGCCAAGGAAAAACGCTCGTAGTAGTTATTTTTCTGCATCGCAAAAGCAATAGAGCTTTTGTGGAACACAAGGGCCTTATATGTAGTTCCTCCAACAAGCGCTATCTGTTGAGTCATAACAATTTTGCATCCAATCGCCTGGAAACCTAAATTCCCAGAAACAATCGGAGATTCACGATTCCCACCGAAGGCATAAGCCATCGAGAAGGCCTGATCATCTAAAATATCAATGAGCAAACCCCTCGCTGGAACTGCGACGGTAAGATCGCTTTGCGGCACTTTGGCTTCCGCCAAACGAAGCAGCGCAACACGAATATTGTTGTTATTAACGGCAACAGGATTAGCTTCAGAGCCAACTGCGGCAAGAGTGGAACCTTGATATCCAGTAGTCGCAATAAAATTCTCGTATGTTTCTGCAAGAGCTTTAGATGCGCTCTTTGGAAACACGCTATCAGGAGTCCAGAACGCTTGCCATTCGGCAAGGTTTGTCGCCCCAATAGATACGGTTTTATGCTGATTAACAATCAACTGAACCGTGGTTGGAGTTACGGCGTCAATCGTAAAAGCACCAGTGGCCTGGGTAACGTCGCGCGCAACCAACTGCGGTTCAATGGTCATATTAATGATATCGCCAGATTCTTTAACGATTTCAGATTTGCTCAATATTCGCGGCAACAAGACGCTTTCCGAGTAGCGATACATTTCGATATCCCTATCCCATTTTTCATCAATTGTTGCTGCGTATTCTGTAGCTGTAGCAATAGCCATTTTATTTTCCTATATATTTACCTAGAAGCAGCTTGTTCTTTTGCTCTATAGATTTTGTCGGAAAGTTCTTTATATTTTGCCTGAAACGCTGGATCAGAAGCTTTTGTTGCAACTTCTCTTTCCATTTGTTTAAACTGCGTTTCCAATTCAGCAACGTCCATGGAACCATTCCCGCCATTAACTGGACTGCCAGACCCAGGAATACCCATACGGCTCTTTTTAGGAGCTAATGGAGTTTTTTCTTCCTTTTGGTTTTTAATTTCTTCATATACTTTGTCAAAAGCCTTGAGTTTGTCTGAATAACTGTCAAACCAAGGGTTTTCTTCAATATACTCAAGAAATTTATCTGTCAACCCTTCCTCTTCGAGCTTGCTGCGTCTTTTTTCCAATTCATTGTTCAACGCTTCCTCTTCTCTACGAGCCGATTCCTCAGCCCATATTTTCTTAACATCTTCAGCCGTTAAGCCTTTCGCATTTTGGAGAATTTCTTCTCTTAATTGCGCTAATGTTTTTCCAAGTCCGGTTTTTAAAATCTCTTCATCCCGATACTCTTTGAAGGAAGGTTTAGTTTCAGCGGGGACATTTTTTTCTGCCAAGAGCCTTTTGATTTCCGCCAGTTCTGCGCGCAAAGCTCGAGTTTCTTGTCTTTGTCTTGCAAAATCTGATGGCCTCCCGTTGATACTATTACTTTGTTTTGGCTTCGATGCCTCGACCTTGGCAACGGTTTCCGGTTTCTCCTGAACAGCAACTTGCGTCGCTGGTCCAGCAGACTGCGTATCCGATTTAACGGATTCACCCTGTTCGGGAACGGGGGTGGTATTTGTTTGTAGTTCTTCGCTCATTTTAGTCTCCTTAGCATGAGATGCCTCACTAAGCGAACAGTTTTCTCTGCTCCGCTTCGTGGAATATGTAACAAATCGTTATCTTGGCCAATCAATGTAATCCCAAAGAATTCGCAATTTAGCAGGAACATCACCTGTAGTCCTAAAAGACCAACCTAATGGAGTCCCTGAACCAGTAGAAGTATAAACTTGACCACGAGGAGTTGATAAATAAGTACCAGAATCAATAAGATTTAAAAATATTCCGTCACCAGTTGTGGGAAATATCGTTGGTAAACCTCCGCCATAAGCAGGCATTGTTGAACCTGAATAATATCTAAAGTTCATTCCTGCATTTGTGCTACCCATTTGCTGAAATGAAATTGAGGAGTTTAAGCCAGGGCTTGATACTTGAACATAACCAATAACAATTGCCCCCGTTGTCATCCAAATCCAATCGCTATTAGATGCAGTTTCAGAACTTTGCCATATTTTTTTAAGCCCAAAATTACCAGTAACTCCTTCGTCGTTTCCAGCAGCAAACAGACTGGAACCAAACAACATTAACCCAACAATAAATACAGCGATTTTTCTCATTAGACTCCTCCTATATTTAATTTTAAATCCGATTGAAAATTATTCTTCTCAGCCACTTCACGTTCCATCTGTTTATCTGCCCTGGCAACAACCATTTCAGCTAACGCAAACCCATCATCATATCCGCTGCGTTTAGCCGTTAAAATCTGAATCATAGAATGTTTATCTTTATCCAATATCCACTTGTTTTCAGTTTTAAAGAATTCCTCTCTTGTCGCTTCATAATATTTTTCAAGAGTTTTCCAACCTGGATGCTGCATCATCGACTTAATTTTGAAAGCGTCATCCAAATCATTCTTCTCAAGAATAAGTCTTGGCTGCATATTCTTTTCATCAAAACCGTATCGCATTAGATACCTCCCTGATTAACTGATCCGCCCACTGGTCCAACAGGAGTCGATTGAACTGCCAATCCATTAGCCGTCTGCGGTGGTGTTCCTTGGCCTGCTTCACTTGCAATCTCGTTACCCGCGCTAGATAAAGAACCGCTGCCGGCAGGACTCCGACCACTCAATTGGTTCATACGGCTGTTATATTCAATAGAATCAGCTATGTTAACTTGATTTTCAAGTAGTCTTGGATCAATACCTAATTCTCTAAATATTTCTTTAGATAAATGGTTTGAACCGTTAATAACAATCTGTTCAGGTATCATTTGCCTTATACTGGAAAGCAATTGAAATGCTTGAGTCAATTTTCCAATACGTTCCGGACGATAATCGCTATCTGAAGATGTTTTCCAACGTATTCCAATAGATTTAGGAAGATTAACTCTGCTGTATGCACGATATTCGGGTTTATTGTTACCGCTTAAAGAAACCCATATCTCTGCATCAAGGTTGTTTAAATTGTTTAAGTGACAATCTTCAAAATGTTCCCGACCTAAAGTCTCTGAGAATATCTCTCCATGAACCGACTGCTGCCTGACAGCTTCATTTTGAGCTAAAGAACTTTCCGTAGCAGAAGCGCCAGTAACTTGCGCCTGTAACGTAGTCGAAGCACCCGTAGTAGACCTGAAATCTTCACGAAGCTGGTTTATAAGATTGATTGCATATGCAATACCGTTGATATCCGGGCTAAACGGTTTAATGGAAGTGTTTATATCTTCCACTTCAATCATGTTTAACGGTTTAACATTCAACTGGCTTTGTTTAATACCGGAATATGAACTAACTAAGAACTGGTTAAACAAACTCAAAGTAGAAGTATCGGAAGCATTGGAGGTCATAAAGTCCATGCTTAATTGAGCTTTTTTACCGATTTTCGGTACTCCGTAACCCAGCGGCTCTAATTCAAATCGTTTGTAGACAGCGGTTTTAAACCTCGTATGCCAATCGCCATACTGTGTTGGATAACCGGCAATCATGCTGTTTCCATTCATAATCTTAAAAGTAAAATCAACATTAGCCGGATTCTGGTCAGGATCACCTTCAGAAATCCACAAATCTTCAATAAGCGAAGTCTTTAAACAAGACTTATTTAACCTGCCATGATAATTAATTACTTCATTTAGCCCAGTTTCCTGTTCTCCGTACCCAGCCCGAGACTTACGTTCCTGAATGTTAGCCCACGCATCCAGGTTATTCCTCGTACCGGAATTCTTTAACTCTAAATTTTTATTTATCTCATCAACGTCATACGTCTCTGTATCATTCTCTGCCATGTCCACAACAGCATAATCAGTCAAATAATCGCAGTTCGCAATATAGTGGCTCTCATCAATCGTTGACCGGCTCGTGTCAAAATACGTCTTAATTAATGGGCTAATAACAAAATCTGTAGCTTCAAAATATTTCCTTCCAGTAATAGGTTTCTGCACCCACGGCTGCTCAACAACAACAGCTCCAAACGTAGCTAATGAACGCAATACGTTTAACAGCTTCTCCTTATAATGAGTCGCTGACTTCTGTTTAATTAAAATCTGTTCTACGGCATACAAATCTTCCGAAGATAACTGTATACCGTTCTCGTCTAATCCTGAAGCAATAACTTCAAAGAACGGATCTTTAGATGTCATTACCCTGAACCAGAACGTCGCCAACGTCTCTATACCGCGATGTGTCTCTCCAGTCCGTGAATTAAAAAGGTTTCTGTTGTCTCTGTTAGATTTAGCTCTCCGCACACGCCAAAAATCAGCGTATTCCTGATACTCACTAGAAAACCCAGACATACTCGCCTGACATTTGCGAATATTCTCGTTCATTATAAATTCAACAATCTTATTCTTGTCTTGCTCAGAATGACGAGCTAAGGAAAAAGGTTGCGGAATTATTACGTTAAAAGATATCTGTTCCATTTTTATTCAGACTCTTTTTCACCGGAATAACAAAGCTTCTTAATTAATGTGTCTACCAACTGCTTATCTTCACCTTCCAACATCTTGTACATTCCCATAACGTCCATTTCATCGCCTTCTTCACAGGAATAGTAATCTTTTTCTTCAACTTCATTATCTTTTGTCGTGTCCTTCATTCTCTCTGATAGTTTCATTTAATTCCTCCGCTTTTAAATAGCCGCAGCTTCCTTTTCTATCCAATTCATCTTAAAATCGTTAGGCCGATAATCAGCGTTATCTTTAGTCTGCACTGATAACCACTTCGCCATATCCATTGTCATTTCATTCTTGCTAAAATTACCATCAGGAACATTATCTAGTTCCCTTAACTTGCTCATATCCATTCCGTACATATAGTCATTAATACGAACCAAGGCGTACCTTAAGGCGTCTGTGCCATCATCATTAAGCTTATCTTCCCAAGTTAAATGGCTAAACTCCCAAATCAAGTCTTTACATTTAGGATCAATCTTTAAACGTCCCATCTTTAAAAACGTGTTCACAATGTCGTAACCGCGAGACCTGTTATCTCCAGGAATACAATGCAATCCGTTGCGGTTCCATTCATCAATCTCGCGCATAGATACAATCTTGTCCCGTTTAGTCGTAGAAGGATCAATGACGCACATATCTATTTTTTTATTTCCGTTACGTTTTTTAATTTCTGTTACAACGTCTCTGATAATTGCGCCTGAACGGTAACATTCATCCGTTACATACACCATCCGCTCATTCAAATCCACATTCAACCACACACAAGTAGAAGGATGGCTGCCAGCAATACCAGAATCTAAACCTAAATATAAGGAAAGTTCATTATTTCCTTGGTATTTACCTATATTCCTATTAAAGTCAAACTCCGGAAACCGCATCCCGCCTCGTTCTGTAGGCAAAGCCATGATCTCACGGTTATACTTATATTCCGGCATACTGGCTTTAAGACGTTCCAACTGCTTCCTGTCCAAGTGAGGGTTATCCCAAGAAGTGAAATGAAACGCTGACCACTCAACATCACCAGCAATCTCCCTCCGTTTAGCGTCATCATGCAACTCCGTAAACCAATTTGTACCACATTCCGGAGGAGTCGAATAAAAGTGACAAAAACCGTTCTTTTTTGCCAAACGCAACTGTATGACATCTTCCCATACCGCCCGATCCAACATGGCCGCCTCGTCCATTATTACCCCGTCTAAAGGCACACCACGCAACGTATCATAATGATCAGCTCCCTTAAGCACCAACATAGAACCGCTAATCAAAAAGACAGTTAAATCATCCTCTCTAGGCTTCTTCAACACATACTGCGGAGGTAATGACAACTTCAATCTTCCCCATACAATGTCCTTAGCCATCCCATAAGTAGGACAGATATACCAAAACACACCGTTCTTCTTCCCTAACCCACTCTGAATCAAATCAAAAATGGCCAATTCAGTCTTCCCAAATTGACCACCTAACATAGATACCTTGAACCGAGCAGTATTCTGATGTATTAAGTTCTGCTTTTCATGTAGTATCGTGTTTAACTTAACTATTTGCTGATCCATTATCACCCTTTAAAATCGTGCTGGCAGTATTTAGCTCACGTTTCTATATAGACTGTTTACTAAGCAATCAACTGCCAGCCACAAATTCATTCCAGGGAATCAAAACAGGAAGTAAGAAAGATAATCAGACCATTCGCCTCAACTCCCTGGAATAGAGAAACCCACGATCAAGTAAGTTCCCCAAATTTGTTGGGAACCGTTTTTGATCGTGGGTTTTAATTTACTTCTAAAATACTTCTAATTTACTTCTAATATTTTGGCTTTTTAGGCTTTTTCTTAATGTTCATCCTCATCTCTTTCCTTATCTGCTTAATCTCATCCAACATTGCTGGTATAAATACCATAAACTCATCGTTCCCATTGTATGCAAATTCCGTATAACTCCTCCACTTCATCTCTTTAACAACCTGCAGTAAAATTTAAAAAATCTATTTATATACCGCTCAATCCCATACAAAGCCCAATCAGGACACTGAATATTAAACATACCACTAACCATCTTAAAATTACACCTAAACATATACCTAAATAACTCTTTTAAAAAAATATACGTACATCACCGACTCCCATTCCCCTGCCTAACATCAAACGTCATCCCTATACCAACATTCGTCACACCTTCATTCAACAAACCCTTTACCTTAGCTAAAATCTTCAAACTGTCCCTCTGCCCCTCATCCATCCTCTCTATCTTCTCTATATCCTTTATCAACCTCTGCTCTATCACTTCCTTCGTATACCCCCTCCGCTTTAACTCCATCCTAACATACCCCTGTATCCACGGTATACTCAATATCTTCTTTATCGCCCTTACCTTGTAATTACCCCTAACCGCCCTCTCACACTCATCATACCTACCAGTCTTTATCCATGTATCAATTATAGTCCTATGATACCAGTTAACCCTATTCCCTCCTATTACCTCGGGAACTCCAAGTGTATTCCCCAACTGCTCTTCTGTCAATGTTAATGTCTTCATGTCAAATAAAGCCCGTTTCTGTTAGTTTAAACACCATTACAATCGATTGCTTAATACTTCTTTTATCTATTTCTCGATTTACGTCTTTTGTCCCTTCGTGGCTAACCACAATTATCAAGGGTGGGGTCAAACACCTACCCCTATACGTATACCCACACCTACAACTATTAACAACTATTTACCATGAATAATCAACTATTTTGTTACTTAGTACTGATAACTATCATTATGTTACGTTAATAACGAAGGTGGTGATTATTTACCTAAATCTATACTTTTCTCATCCTCTTGTAACATAAATGTAACATTTTTATTAATATCATCCCATATTGTCCGCATCACATCTACTGGTATAAATAATCCTTTACTCGTCGGCAACCACTTGCCGCCTTGAATAGCCTCTGTCGTCTTAATCCAATGCCTTAAATTAATATATTTTTTATTGATATGATTAGTCCACGAAAGTATTAGCTTACGATTATTATCAAGATAATACTCTGCTACATCATTACTTACATAACTATCGGGGTTAGCTTTATATTTATTCATTTTTCATTAATGTAACAAAAATGTAAAAAGCGACTCCATGAAAAGGATTTCTATAGCTAGATGCTATAGTTGTTGTTATTTATAGACCTGATATCAAGTACACTGATACTTTGTCTTTCTTTTTTTTATTTTAGAATTAATTAAAAAGAAAAAAATTAATGTTTTTATAGCGTTTGACGCGCTCTCTTATGTGGTCTTTCAGTCCACAAGCAAAATTTTAATTTATCTAGCCGTGCTATTTGTTAAGTCCACGGAAGCGAGGAGGCATCCATAGGCCCGTTGTCCTCTAGTAACATTTATCGCCGTTTTGGGTTGGAGGTTCGGCGATTAACTCTAATTGTCAAAGATGCTAAAAATTTTCAGGTATAAAAGAAAAAACCGCTTAGAGTATTTTATAACTCTTTGCGGTTTAATCTAAGGATTTCTTCCCGCAGCAGGAACGCTGTTTGCACGTTTGAACTACGGACTAAGAAAAAAGCTTTATTCAATTTTTCCTTTTATATCCAAAAAAATAAAATCAATTTTCCTACACCCAAAATATACCAGTAAATCCATATTGTGTCAACGTCTTTTTTAACAAAAATAAACCATAAATATTTTTAACTAAATTAAAATAAAATCTGTAAAACATAATTTACACTAAAATAAATATATTATCTACTTGACATATATTATAGGTAGTGTTATACTGTAACCGTAGTAGATAACAACAATGGCAAACAAAATAAAAAATGGAGATAAAAACAAATGAATAAAATATTATCAAAATCCTATAGATCAGAAGCAGTCCCACGATGGAATGAAGCCAAAGAGTGTTACGAGCTAGTCTCAAACCACGGTGAAATATTGGAATTCAACAATCTAACAGACGCATTTTATATGGCGCATAGGGGAATCTATTATGAATAAATCACTGGAGGCATTAAAAGACGTATCAGAATCAATCGCGGACTTGTATAAAAATCATCCGCAAATAGCAGGGGAATACTTTGGAGCGGCGCTTGATATCAGAATTAAAGATATTGTCACCAAAGCCACAAAGGGGGGAAAATGATAAACAAAATGGATATGCTGGATGATATACGCAAAATAGTACGTTTGCCTATGAGTTTAGAACTTAAAAGCATCGCTCTGTATCAGATTAAACAAAGAGCCAAAGAAGACTTAGATGCTTTTAATTGCTCCGTGGTCTTAGGGGTTATTGATGGCGTTAAAAAACAAATACTAAATAAGGAGATTGCATAATATGAAATTAGAAAAAATTGAAATTAAACTGGAATTAATTGAACCTATCTTGGGTTCGTGTCCTAAAAATAAAGACGTTTATGAGTCATACATCGTTGAAAAAATGCGTAAAGACGTTGATAATGAAAAACTCGATGTTAAAGAACTTAAAAAAAGAGGAGTCGAAGAACTAGAAACAATTCAGGAAACAGAAGAAAAAGGATGGACGGGGTTCCATTGTGACTCCGAAGGCATATTCATCTATGACTATGTAATAAGAGGTATGCTTAAAAATGCCGGTAAAGCCCTTAAATATGAAACTGAAATAAAAAATTCAGCTTCAAAAATTGACCAGTATGTGTTTGTTTTCCCCAGAGTAATACATTTTAAAAATTCCGGAAAGTTTGTTAAAGAGCCTCACGGCACATTAGAACGTCCATTGAGAGCTATGACTATGCAAGGCCCGCGAGTGACTCTTGCTAAGTCTGATATGCTCAATTCCGGAGTAACTTTGGAATTTAATATCAAACTAGTTCCAAATCCTGATATAACAGTTAAGAAAATTCAGGAATTGTTTGAATATGGTGAATTGTGCGGTTTAGGTCAGTTCCGCAATGGAAGCTATGGCCGCTTTGTCGTAAAGGAGTTCAATAAAGTATAGGCACTGTGTTGTTTGGTGGTGCGCGGCAACGGTACGGTTGTGTCACGCAAAGTCGAGTTGGGAAATGTGAAGTAACGTAAAGTTCCGGCTCTGCTACGTCCGGTAAAGAAAAGTTAAGTATTTGTGAAGTGGAGATTTGTATCGTAGAGTGACGGTATAAAAGGAGTTTAATTAAATGAATCCTTGTGAATGTGAGTGCCTATCATGCGAAATCGGTGATCATTGCGGGTTGGAATCCTATGACTGCTTTAAACCGCAAGGGGGTGAACCCATAGAGAATTGGAAACAAAATGACTAAAAAAGGACGTAAAAAGATTGTAGTTAAATGTAACAAATGTGTAACAATTCTGACTACTTATGAGCGTAAAAAACTAGCTCAATTATGCCGCAAATGCGCTCAAATTCGTAATTCTAAACAACGGTTTACCCTAGCTCCGCCGGAATACTACAAAAAGATAAAAAATAAGAATGATTGGAGGTTTTACTGATATGGAAAAAAATACAAGAAGTTGTGATATATGCAATGGCAGGAATGATACAAACGTGACCGAACTGTTATCTATACGCATATATGATTTTGACGTCTGCGGCATTTGCGGCCATGAAGTATGGCTATTTTTACAAAAAATAGGCGATAGATATACCAAAGTTGTAACCAGAGAAATAAAGGATGGAAAACTATGAAAAAATTAATATCCGTAGGCGTGATGGTGTTTCTAACTGGCTGCTCTCCGGCTCTTGCTGGATGGCGTGGCGAATTGTTTTGCGGTGTCCTGTTTTCCGGTGCCGCCGTTATGTCCTCAATGGCCGCCAACGACGCCGAAAACAAAGCAAATAGAATAGAGTACGACGCTAATAAACATCGTTCAGAGTTTGCCAGACGTTTAGACATCGCCTCCTATTATGAGGGAGCAGCATACGTTGAGCAGAAGTATAACGGACAATCAAACCTATGGGCATATTATCAGGAGCAGCATTTCCTGAATAGCGACGCTTATCAGTATCATAACAAGCAATATTTATCATTAAATACTATGCGCAACAGTTCACTGACGGATGCAGGTATATACCGAGGGATATCTTACGGGACAGCCGTTATCGGCGCGTACTTCTTAGTTAAGTCGTGTTTTTCCGCAGCCCAAGAAGCTAAAAACAAAAAAGATAAAACGAAAAACGGAAACATAAAAGTAATTGCAAACAATCTGCAAGGATTGAGTTTTAAATATTCTTATTGATTTACCGACGATTATTTTTATTTAAAAGTTTATGATTATTTTTCTTGACATTGTTAAAGCGAAAATATAGGATTGTTATATCAGAAAGTGAATGAATAAAAATATGAATAACAAAATGATTTCTGCGCTAGGCGTATCTCCAGTAACAATCCCCGTAGAGGGCCGACGCGCATCGGGCGAAATTCCCGAATCATTCAACCTTTACGGGGAACAGTTTTTAGATAGCGGTGCACATCGTCCGGCAGGCATAGAGTGCACAGGGACTGGGAACTCGATAAACGTGACCTGCCGACCTTTTGCAGTTAAATTGAATGATAAAGGAGAATAAAATGGATAATAAAATGATAAAAGACTTAGAGGAATTGAAATTGTTGTTGCATTATAAAAAGGAAGAAATTTACCTGCACAATGAAAAGATATTTGCGGAAATGACAAATGCTATTACTGACATGAAGTTTCGTCTTGAAGATGAAATTGCAGAGATGATGGAAAAACTTGAAGAGCGGCAAACGAAATATGGGGAGGTTGTATAACATGAGCGATAATAAAGAATCTGATTTTAAGTTAATTGAGTTTGTTAGCATTGAACTTACTAGCAAAGGTGATAAATGGTGCGGAACTAAAACCGATGGTGGGAAGCTGTATTGGTCAATAAAGGCAAAAGATGGGGTAACTGATAGGCCATTGCCGCCAATAGGAGTTAAATTGTCGGCTCTTACTCAAAAGGGGAAATTTTTAGAGTATTTAAACTGGTTTAAAGAAGATACTGGGACGCCGCATACGGAACCTCTACATATACCGGAGTCTTTACAAAAAGCCAAGATGGATGCACTTGCCGCTAATGTCTTTAAGCCATTGCCAGCCCTCATTAAGCAGCCTGAAAAGCCTATTTCTCTTCCCTCTAGGTATTCCGATGATGACAAACTGGCCTTTGCCAACAAACAGTTGGAAATTAGACGCTCTTGCGCGTTAAATAATGCTACCAGTATGATATTAGCATTGTCTAATTCGTTAAAGTTTGAAAACATGGATAATACCACGATTAAGACATTCTTAGATTCTGAACGTAAAAGGTATTATTCAGAATTTATGACTTTGTTATCTGGTGTCGTACCGCCACTAAAAGGCAATCATTCTGAAATAGATTTAGCGGAAGAAGTCGGAATCGAAGAAGAAAAAATTCCTTTTTAATATAAGGAGAAAAACATGAAAAAAGTATTATTTTTACAGCAGGGAGACGTATTGATTAAAAGAGTTAATTCCTTACCTTCCAAAGCAATTGCTAAAAAGCCAACTCCAAAAGGGTATGTCTTGGCCGAAGGCGAACATACTGGACACGCCCATAGGATTGCCAATATTGAAACTGATATTTGTGAACTGTATGAAAAAGATGGGGTTCTATATATTAAAGCCAATAATCCGTGTAATTTAACTCATGAAGAACACAAGCAAATTACAATTCCAGAAGGCATTTGGGAAATTGGAATAGTCAAGGAGTACGATCACTTCTTAGAGGAGGCGCGTAATGTCGAGGATTGAAAATTTAACCGACGCACAAAAAGCGCGTTTCGATGAGTTTATAGATAAATGGATGGCTATTGGCTTATCTACTAAAAAAGCAGATCGCGTTATGGCGGAAAATGGAATAGAAGAGGCATATAAAATCGCTGGTCTTAAAAAACCTAAAGTAGTTTGGACATTATCACCGCTTTCTTCTGGAATTACTAGGTATACTGTCTTTGAAATTATCAAACACGATGTTCCTTCGGTGAGAGATTCGGTGTGGGCTTCAGTGGGGGCTTCAGTGGGGGATTCGGTGAGAGCTTCAGTGGGGGATTCGGTGTGGGATTCGATATGGTCCTCGGTGAGGGATTCGGTGTGGGCTTCAGTGGGGGCCTCGGTGAGGGATTCAGTGGGGTATTCGGTGAGGGATTCGGTGGAGGCTTCGGTGAGGGATTCGGTGGAGGCTTCGGTGAGGGATTCGATATGGTCCTCGGTGAGGGATTCGGTGTGGGCTTCAGTGGGGGCCTCGGTGAGGGATTCGGTGTGGTCTTCGGTGAGGGATTCGGTGGAGGCTTCAGTGGGGGCCTCGGTGAGGGATTCAGTGGGGTCTTCGGTGAGGGATTCGGTGAGGGATTCGATATGGGATTCGGTGAGGTCTTCGGTGTGGGCTTCAGTGGGGGCCTCGGTGAGGGATTCGGTGTGGTCTTCGGTGAGGGATTCGATATGGGATTCGGCTTATGGGTCGCACGATTCGCATTGGCTTGGGTTTTACGATTATTTAAATGATGTTGTTAAACTAGAAGCGCATACGGAAAAATTAAAAGGACTGTGGATGATAGCGCAATCCGCAAACTGGTTCCTACCACATGAGAATATTTGCTGGATTTCTGAAAGACATAATATCTGTAAGTTAAAAGAAGGAAGAATTCACGCAGACGGTGGCCCAGCGATTCAGTATCCTGACGGGTTTTCAATTTGGGCTTTAAATGGTGTTCGAGTCCCGCAATCAATAGCCGAAACGCCAGCGGAAAAGATAGATGCCAATATCATTCTAAAAGAGCAGAACGCAGAAGTTAGGAGAGAGATTGTCCGTAAGATTGGTATTGAGCGAGTCTGTAAAAAACTTAATGCTAAATGTATTGATAAAAGCAACGATGGTGTTTATGAATTGCTAATTCTTGATTTGGGAGATGGGCGAAAACGTCCTTATTTAAAAATGTTAAACCCAAGTATAAGGTGCTATCATATTGAGGGTGTTTCACCCGGAATAACTACTATAGATGGGGCGCTCATATGGCGAAATGGCACAAAAGAAAAACCGGCAATTTTAACTTAGAAATATGTTCAAGGTGTGAGCTTTTAAAGGATATAAGTAAATTTCATAAAAGCAATTCACATACAAACGGGTTAAGGCCAGAATGTAAAGATTGTTGGAAAAAAAGCTATTTAGAAAACAGGATTAAAATACTGGCTAAAAGAAGTGAATATAGAAAATATAATAAAGAAATAATAAGGGCTTCAAAAAGAAGATATTACGTTAATAGTAGATATAAAATAAGATTAAAAGCCAAAGAAAATTACAAGATTAACAGAGAATCGATACTTGCAAAAAATATGATATGGAGAAAAAATTCAGATAGGGGGCAATTTTTGAGTATTCGCAGGGGGGCTATTTTAAGGGATATGCAATTTGCAATTACATTTGAGTCTGCATTAGAGTTTAAAAATAAGCCATGTTTTTATTGTGGAGAAAACGTGCCCAGGATCGGGATTGACAGAGTAAACAACGATATTGGTTATGTAGTTGGAAATTTGGTCACATGTTGCACGATTTGCAATCGTATGAAAACTAATTATTCCGTTAACAACTTCATTAAGCATTGTAGAAAAATTAGTGAACATTTTATAAAAGTTGAAAAGGCATTGAATTGGCGTAATGGAACCACGCTTAAACCTGGGATATTAACTTGAAAAAATATAAATTCCTAGAAAAAGAGCATATACATACTTTTGACAATAAACCCCTTATGGGTACTAGCACCATTGTCTCATCTATTGGAAAGGGCGCAGCCCTTAGCTGGTGGGCTAGTCAAAAGGCATGTGAGGTTATGGGGTGGATTAAACCTGTAAAAGATGAGAAGAATAACTGGTGCATATTGAATGGTTCCGATCGAGAGATTTCTGCTATGCAGGCAGTTGAGAATATTAAAAACATGTCACCTGCTGAATATTTAGCTCTTTTAGATATCGCATATAAAGCCCATTCTACTAACTTAAAGAAAACAGCTAAAAGCGGGACTGATCTCCATGCGGAGCTTGAATCATATATAAAATCACAAATGAAAGGACAAAAAGCAGACTATTCAGAACGCTTAGAATCTTTTGTTGAATGGTCTAAGAAGAACGTAAAGGAATGGCTATTTAGTGAGATTCATGTCTATTCTGAATCTATGGGTACGGGTGGTATCATTGACTGTGGGTTTATAGACAAAGATGACTATTTCGTTATTGGTGATTTTAAATCTGGTGGGGCTTGGTTCTCCGGTATGGCCCAAATTGGCGGGTATGATATCCAACTGTTTGAAAACATGGCTGGACATGACGCAGATGGAAACAAGATATTTGAACCTATTAAATATCAAAAAGGAACTAAACACGCTATTTTGTCTTTTAAAGACGGGTTTAAAAAACCATTCGTGAGAGCAGATATAGAATCGAACAAAAACGCCTTTAAGTTCGCTCATGGCTTATACGTCGAACAGATGAAATTTGAAAAGGAAGTGTCTAATGGAAAATCTTGAATCTTTAAACACAGATGATATTAGTAACAAGATAGTCGAAAAAGATAAGTCCATAATCAGTCAAATGGATAGGCTCGATGAGTTAATGACTGAAAAGCACAATTTAGAAGTGAGTCTAATGAATCTAAACGAGACTATAAGAATGGCTAAGAAGCTAATCAGTAAGACTAAGATTGAAAAAGACATGCTGGAACGATCATACTGGAAAGCGAGAAATAGATGATTGAAAATATATTTAAATTTATTATGTTTTTAATCAGAATGATTTTTACACCATTAAGCTTTGGTTATTGGATGAATAATTATTATGCTGGAATATTTATGTTTTTTTTAATTGATTTAATAATTTATCTTGCAGGGCAACGGGATGTATGAAAACCAATAAAGATACAGTTGAAGCATATGCACAGGCTTGCTGGGATATTCTATTGGCTCTTGATATTCAGGATGGGCATTGTAAGAGTTATGATCCATTGACGATAGACGAGGCAGAAAAGATAGCTCATTCTTACGTTTTTGATTTATGGGACGGCGGCCGTCATCACAAATACGGGAGTCTTTATCAGGTAATCAATGCCATAAAGGAAGAAACAGTTAAGGCGATAAAAACAGAATATGAATCTAACTAAAACCCATATATTCTTGGTGCTAATTGCTTACGGAATCGTATTCGTTTCTTTTGTTGTTGGATGGAAATTCTTAATGGAGTGGCTGTTTATATGAATTTAGTTAAGAGTCATTGCTGTTCAATGCCTACTTTTATTGATTCTTGGATAGGGGAGAATTTTGAAAAGGTAAGAAAGTGCAGTAAATGTTTAAATACCTGTTATGCTGTTGTGAGTCCAATTAAAGAAGAAGATATGAAATCAAAGGTGGGAAGTTAAATGAATTGTAATTACTGTGGGAATAAAGCTACTAGGATAGGACTATGTAACACGCATTATCAAAGACGCTGGTGGAGGAAGAAGCATGGCGTTCCGTATGACAACCTTAATGTTAGTGGCAGAGAGAAAAGGGCTGCCTGTAAGGTATGCGGAAAACCAAGGGATTTAAAATTGTCGACTGCTATATGCAGGGAACACTACAACAAAATGCAGAGAGCTAGATATTATTCTATGAGGAAATTAAAGAAATGACTAAAAAAGACATCATTTTGAATTCTTTAAGAATAGCAAAGAACAGAACTTTATCTATAAAAGAGTTTGAGGATGTCCAGTTTGGTATTTACCATAAATTAGCCAGTAGGTGTTCTGATTTGAATAAGCTTGGGTATAAAATTGAATATATCCCGTCTTCATCCGGCGTCTGGAGTGATGCTGCCTACAGGTTGGTCTTAGATAAAGACTACGATATTGAACAGAACGGGCAATTGAGGTTTGCATGATACAGAATCCTTCGCTTGATTTAATTATTGAAATTGAACCTGTGGCGCAGTCTCGTCCTCGTTTCACTACCAGGGGGGGGTTTGCAAGGACTTATGAACTTAAAGAAATGACTCAATATAAAAA